ACAACTGGATCTTCTGGTTGAGGTTGTTGCGCTGCCATTTGTGCCGCTTCTTTTTCCTCATCAGTCATTTGATCTTCAGGTATCATGCCCGCTTGTAATAACTGCGCCCGCTTACGTGCTGCCATCTCATCCATTAGTGGAGCGTCAATACTCTTAAGCATTAAATCACCGCCAGTGTTAACGATAGACGGGTCAATAGCTGCATACTGTAACATTGCAGATAAACCAGCTTCCATCTTGTTAGCGAATGCAGGGCCGGCATCACAAAATACTTTATATTCGCCTTTATTTAATGTGTTAACTCTGACCATTTGCTGTGTTTGAGTGTCGTAAACCTCGTCATTAAGAACAACCATTTCTTCTGAGCCGTCTTGACCTAGTATCATGAATTGCTGCTTAGTATCATAAACAGGAGGAATAGTTTGCACTAATATTTCACACGTTCGTTTAATGCCATGAACCAAAGCGTTAACCCACTTACGAGTTGCGCCCGTACCTCTATCAATCTGCATACGCAAAGCATCTTCAGACATTCTAGCTGCATATTGTCCATTCATCGCATTGTTAGTGCCACCTGTAACTTGCATTCCCATTGCCATATCATTGGCTAAGTTTGCTAAGTTAGGGTTAACCTGTGCGCCTCCTATCTCCTGAACACCCGCAGTCCATTGATCATCGGGTGTAACAAATAATACAGGGTCAGCACTAACGTTTAACGCTGCTAATTGTGCTTCATTACCCTTAGCCATCTTCTTAGTCATTACAAGTTTCTTACGTGGAGCTAATGCGCCTTCTTCAATCTCGCGTGACTTGGCATAGTTAAATACTCGCTGGTAATCCATTTCCTTTAATGTGATACCTGAATAAGTTATCTTTGAATTCTCACCAAGCAATTCATAGTTACCATAAACAGTTACTACCGGTAACGTTCGAAATACTGTTTCGCGTTCTTCTGATAGCATTCCGCCACCATCAAAGAATCTGTGATATATTTTAAAGTCTTTTACTTTCTTTTCACGAACAACAGTTACACCTTGCGCAGCATATTCATCAACTACCCTTTCAAAGTTTTCATCTTTCTCTACAATTTCACCGTTAGATAGTTGACATACTTCACGCGTAGTTTCTTTTTTATAATACCGTTCACCAAATATAATCACTTCAGGTCTGTATTGATCGTAATGCTCACCTAAATCAGCATCATCAATACTTACTGCGTTACCTTCTGGGAATTGTTCTTTGTATGCTTCAGGTGTGACCGATGTTAAAACGTAAGCTACATCACTATCTGAGCTATCAGCCTTTGATGAAGTGTTATCAGTCCATACACGGTTTATAGCGTTAGGAATTGTTTCAACAACTAGGCTTTGATCGAAACTCCATTCATTTTTAAACTTAGCTTTAATTATCCAAGCGTCAAAACCTCGACGTATTAATCGACGACAAGCATTACGATAAATAGAGGTGGCATCAGAATCAGCTTCTATACTTCTTACCATGCCCTCATAAGTTTTCGCTAGTTCTTTAGTTGCATCGCCCGAGGCTGGCTTAACATTAGAGCCAAATTCCATGTCTTCAATATCAGCCATTATGTTTTCAATAACAGGTGTTACTTGGTCGAACGTATAACGAGGCCTTTTCTGTGCATCCAATGACCTAGCAACCGACTCTTCCCATTGGCCATCTTTATCGAGTAAGAACCTATCACACTCTCGCGCTTGCTGGCGTTGATCTAGGTCTGATTGTTGATAGTCACTTAATTGATTTAACCATGTTAAGTGTTCGTTATTGTCTTTATCATCTGCCATCGTCAAGCCCTTTAGTAAAATGACGCAAAATTAATGTCTTCTGTGCTTTCCATAATATCATGAATACGCTCTGACATCATCAGTGTGTCTGCACAGTTAGGAGAGCGAACTTTAAACTTCTCTCTCATCTCTTTTTTAGTGTATAACTCGAATAATCCATCGCTTCTAGGTTTAATCGGCATTCTACATAACTCAGCCCTAAGTGTTGTTAAATTCTCGCACGTTGATGCGAATGATATTAACTCATCTGGATTGGTCATTTTCCCTTCTGCAACAGCTTTATATGTTCTGTAAACTCTGTCACGCAACTTTAAATAACATTGAGCGCGTAAATTCCTACAAACTTGCTCCCATGTTTTTTGTTGAACTATGTTTGAAGCGCCTGATGATTCATATATTGATTTAGGGTGATCAACCTTAGAAGCTCCATTGAATTGATGAACGGTTATTCTTTTGTTTTCCAGTGCTGAGTTAACATCACGCTTAAGTGTCACGCCCATTCCGCCAACATCCCATTCGTATTGGTCAGCGTTTTCATTTATAGCAACACCAAGCGCCCAATCAGAGCCTTCATTGACATCTAGGTCAGTACGCTGCATAACGTTAGTGATTATATTTCCTTTCCTCACAAGCGTTGCTTTCGGGTCATTACCTAAATCAGATGGATCGTGTGTAACCTTTGAAACTCCGAATTCTTTCATATCCAATTTAATATGAGCATCGATACAAGCGTCAAACCATTCAGGTTTAATTAGTCCGTTTTCAATCTCATCATTAAAACCGCCCTCCCATACCCAATCATAAGTACCACGAGGCAAGTTTTTTAAATCAAATAATCTTTCTTGCTCTAATCCTGAATCACTGAACCAAGGATTATCAGACCAATTCATTTTTATAATAAGGTGCATTTCATCTTCATAAACGCCATGAGCATCTAACTCAGCTTGAAATGGAACTATAAACCTTTGACTGAATGGGTCTTCACTTGATGCAGGGTTGGCACAAAATACCATCTGTACATCATTCATATCAATTTCTTTTGAGTCGATTTCCTTTTGCTTACCAGGTAAACCTTTCATTGGTTTTTTACGTGCAGTAGGCGTTAGCGTTCTTAATGACTTCTCGCTTAAAAACTGCGCTTCCTCTATCCACCAATCTAAAAACCCGAATGCAGACTTGACCGATTCAGGGTTTCTACTTAACCCCATAAATCGGGCCATTGCATTATTGTGTGTAAATTTAACTGTGCGCTCTGTTATGTCGTAGTTATCTAATTCAAGCCTTTTTATCTCGTCACTTAATACAGCGTGAACACTATCACTTATTGATGATTGGAATTCTCGTATACACATCAGGTTTCGCCCTAAGTCGTGCATACCAATTAAACCATGATCGCCCTTTACAATTGTTTTACCTGAGCCTCGACCACCTATCAATGCCATGAATCTTTTAGGATTTAAAAACATCGGCTTTACTATTTCAGGAAAGAAGGCGTTAGGTTCTTTTATTGTGGGTGTCCACTTGCCGCCAACTAAATGATAGGTTGCTGTTAGGCTCTTGCTTTTAGGGCAAACAAAGCCGATTACACTAGACTTATATTCACCACTACCAAAGGCAAACTGATCTTCTATCTTGCTTAGTCGATTAATCCTGTTCGCTTGCATCTTCAATCGCCTTAAGCCTTTCTTCGAAGTCAGTCTTTTCTTGAATATTTAACATTGCAGATATTGATGTTACAAACATGTGAGCTAAGTCGGCAGGTATCTTCCCTTCTGATACTGCGCTCAATGCTTGCATAGACTGCTCGTGTGGCTTTGCTTTCTCGTCAAAATCAAAATTAACCAAAGGACTTGTTGCTTTTGGTATAGGTGACATTCTAACTAGTAACTCTTTAAAGCTAAAGTTATCCTCTGGATCAAAAGCCTTAAGCGTCAACAAGTCATAAAATTCATCCTCGGTCTTTGATAACCTTTCGAATGATTCTAATATTTTTGTTCTTTCACTCTTGCCCCTGCCTTTTGGTTGGTTGGCTTTGGTGAAGCTTGTTTTTGTTGGTGTCTTGTTAGCCATATAATGCCGTATAAATGCCGTATTTACTTAATTATACCACAATAAAAACCCGCTTTTAAACGGGTTATCTATAGGGTGAGAAACTATCACTTTAACGTTGATTTATATAGCTTTTATTTTTAGCTAGTCCCTTGCGCATAAGTCCAACCAGTAACCGAAACATCATCACCAATGCCGAATGTGGTATTGTTCAATGTCATTTCTACGCCTACAGTACCATTCCTTTCTGCATTGCCGCCTGAGTCTTTAGCTACATAATGGCCTGCCACCCCTGCCGCTGTAGCTGTAACATCTACAATCGCGTTGAATGTTGCACTACCCGCTGAAGCCGCTGAAAATGCCGTTGCATTAATTAATAGTGTTGCCAGTAACGTTCCAGTTGGAGCGCCGTCTATTGCTGCTGGCGCTCCTGTT